TCATCAAGGAACACGATGCGTTGGACTTGTTGGAGAAGCGTATTGCGCAGACCAACATGGCTACGTTCTTGTCTGAGAATCCCAGTCTAGTCCCCGCAGGGCTCAACTCTATGACAGAGTACGCCATTTCAGTTCGTAAACCAACCAAGTAATCAGGAGAAAACTATGAGCAATGTAGCTCTATTCAACCCATCCCAAGCCCCCGCGTTCGCAAAGAACCGCACCTCGTTGTCCCCCATTGCCAAAGCCCTAGCCGGTGGTGCAGTCGGTAACCGTACCAAGAGCATCTCCATCAAAGGCGGTGTGTTTCGTTTGAACGAAGGCGGCAAAGAGATCGCCGCTATCGAAGAGCGCTACCTCGATGTGGTGATTGTCAATGCCGCGCCTGATGTTTCACGCGTGTTTTATGCGAAAGCATACGATGGTGAAGTGTCTGCGCCTGACTGCTGGTCACAAGATGGCAAGACACCAAGCCCCGAAGCAAGCAACCCACAGCACAACAAATGTGATGGTTGCGAGCAGAACATTGCAGGTTCAGGTCAAAACAACAGTCGCGCTTGCCGCTACCAACAACACATTGCTGTAGTGTTGGCCAATGATATGGAAGGTGCTGTGCTCAAGCTGACTGTGCCTGCCAAGTCTGTGTTTGGTAAAGAAGAAGGTGACAACCGCGCTCTGCAAGCATACGCTCGTCACTTGGGTGCACAGAACATTGACCCATCTGAGGTCATCACCCGCATGAAGTTCGACACCAAGTCTGAAGCACCCAAGCTGTTCTTCAAGGCTATGCGTTGGTTGACTGACGACGAGTTCCCAACCATTCAGCAACAAGGCAAGACAGACACCGCTGTTAAGGCTGTGACAATGTCTTTCTCTAAGTCTGAGAGCGTTGCCGCCCCTGCACCTTTGAAGCTTGAAGGCAAGCGCCCTGCGCCTGTGGTTGAGGAAGAGGTGGAAGCCCCCGCACCCAAGGCTAAGACCAAAGCCAAAGCCGCCCCTCTGCCCGCAGAAGATGACGAAGAGCCCGTAGTCCGCAAGGAAGAGAAGAAGCCCAACGCCGTGCCCAAGGCCAAGGCTGACTTGTCTGCCATGGTGGACGACTGGGATGAGAACGAGTAAAGGAGCAGATGATGAGACTTATGACGCGTGACTCTACACCAAGAGAATTTCAAAAAGTTTATCGCAAGGGTGATGTGGTTTATGTTCCACACTTTCGTAATAGCGATATGTTTGTAGGCCCCGGATACCCCCGTTTCACAAAACAACTCTACAACGAGTTTGAACTCGTTAGAGGAGGCGCTGTGCAAGAAAGCATGCCTTTGTGGACAAGGGGTAAGTACGGTATCGTTGACGACGGAAACCCATAAATATCGGGGGGAACGTCGCGCAATTTTTAGCTTGCAGACGAGCGGCTAGTACCCCCACCTACACCATGCCATATTCATCACAAGTAATTAACACAGTCAAGAAAGCGCCTAAGACGTTGGGTAACCAACTCGGGCGATGGGCTGTGCATCACGACTTCTCTGCCATCAAAGTATCCAAAGCAACAGGAGCCTCTCGGCAATCTGTTTACAACTGGTTTGGTGGCGGTGAAGTCTTCGTGGCTTACCGCCCTGCGGTAGAGTCTCTTCTTAAAATTTTGCAGTCGTCCGGTAGTGGCGATGACGCTTGGAGAAAAACATGCAAAGCATTCAACCTAACAACTTAAGCGATGAAGAAATACTGCGTCAGGTATACCTGATGGGTAATGAGATGCTCCCAAAAGAATGGGTAGAAGTTCTGTGTGAGCGTTTTGCCAAAGCGCTTGACTACTATCAAGACAGATACGATGAAGGCTTTGCTGACGGCTCTGCCAACGGCTTAGACCACGGAACCAAGCGAGGATTTGAAGAAGGTTTTGCCGCAGGCGTAGCACACGCAAACGACCCCGAACTAAAATAACCAAAGGATACACATGACATCCGCTGAGTTTTTAGCGGTGGTTTTGCCGTCCGAAGGTTTTGGCCTGTATTGCGCGGTAGAACTCACAAAGAAGAAAGAGCATGTATATGCGGCAAAGATTGAGGAACTCATCCCGACGATTGAGGAGTGGCACGCCAACAACTACGACGTCTTCTATGCCTTAGCTACCTTTGACAAGAAGCGCGGCGCTGAAGATGCGCAGTACCTCAAGTCGTTTTTCGTTGACTTGGATGGCTACGCTACCAAGAAAGCGGCGGCTGATGCGCTGATTGAGTTTCTCCAGAAGTCTGGGCTTGATTCGCTAGGTACGCCATGGGTGGTTGACTCAGGTGGGGGCTTGCATTGCTACTGGCCATTGAAGGACGAGATTCCTGCGACTATATGGAAACCCGTTGCCGAGAACTTGAAGCGTCTGTGCAAACAGGAAGGCTTCAACATCGACATGACGGTGACTGCGGACACTGCGCGCATCTTACGTGTGCCCGGAACTGCCAACAACAAGAAGAAGTATGCAACGCCGCGCCCTGTCCGAATAGTCCAAGAGGGTGACATTTTTGACTTCTCGACTTTTTCACCACTTGTTTATGAGAAGTTGGAAGAGGTGCCAGTTGTTCATGCTCCTGCACCCAAGCTAGACCTCCCCGGCCAACGCCCACAAAGCGCTCAGACTCGCGGTCAGGTCAAGCTGATACAAGATAGCTTCACGCTGTTTGGGAACTTCGAGAACCAGTGTGGTCAGATTCAAGACTACATTGCAACGGCTACCGAGGACGGCAAGGAACCCATCTGGCGTGGACTACTGTCTTGGGCGAAGGTCTGTGAGGATGGCTCAGAGAAGGCGATCTGGTTGTCGGACATGCACCCGTACCCACACGAGCGGATGCACCAGAAGATTGCGGAGATTAAAGGGCCATACGCCTGCATGAAGATGGACAGCGAGAATCCCGGAATTTGTACTAAGTGCAAGCACTGGGGCAAGATCACCAACCCCCTGATACTGGGGCGCGAGATCAAGGTGGACAACACCGCCAAAGAAATCATGCTGTCTGCGCCTGCTGAAGAAGACTTCGACGAGAGCGAGCTTGACTCTGAGGAAGCCTACGAGCCAGAAGATACGGGTTTACCCCTAGCACCCAGCGTGGTACGTCCTGTGCCCCCTCGTGGCTACAGCTATGGCGAGCATGGTGGTGTGTACTGCACACGTACCGAAGAGGACGAAGAAGGCAAGAAGTCCAAGAAGAATATTCAACTGGTTCCCTACGACTTGTTTGTGGTTGATCTGTTGAAGATGGAGAACGACCACCTGATTCACATGGCCGCTGTGCGACCCGAAGGCGTGCAGACGCTTAACTTTCCACAGAAATCTATTGTCAGCAAGGACGAGACGCTCAAGTGGTTGGCTAGTCAGAACATTGTGTCAACCTTTGCGGGTCACGACAAGACGCTGTTTGAGTATGTACGCTCATGCGTGGGTGAAGCTTCTCAGAACCGCAAACCAGTCGAGGTGCCGTTCCAATGTGGATGGCAGGCAGATCAGTCGTTTGTTTACAACAACCGCGTGTTCAGCAAAGATGGGCGCGAGACTCGAATACCTATGCCCGGGCTTGAGAACATCAACCGCAACACCAACGGCAAAGGCGACTTGGCTACGTGGCGTCACTTGTGGAAGACAATCTTTGTGGAGAAAGAGGGCATGGAGACAGCCTTGGCTGTGGCTCTGGATTCCTTTGGATCACCGCTTATGCGCTTTACTGAGTACGAAGGCTTCGTCTGGCACATCGGTTCACAGTGGTCAGGTACGGGTAAATCCCTAGTACTTAGCGCCAAGGCAGGCATCTGGGGTCACCCCCTGCGCTACCGCACAGGTAAGAGTACTTCTCCTGTTGCAATGCAACAAAGGGCGGGGTTGCTTAACAGCATGCCGCTTCTGATCGACGAGATCACCAACACTCAGCGCAAAGACATGGAGTGGGCACCTGCCTTTATCTTCGACTACGCAGAGGGTCAGGGCAAAGAACGTATGGAGTCTGGCTCCAACAAGGAACGTATCAACAACAGTACGTGGACGGCTACCTGTACGATGACGTCCAACACGAAGCTGACCGACTACATGGCGGGGGCGCGAGCCCACAGCTCCAACGGCGAGCTACTGCGTATGCTTGAGTGGACGCCTCACATCAAGCTGAAGTTTACAGCGGAAGAGCGCAAGGTATTGCTTGAGATCAAGCGCAACTACGGCGTGGCAGGAGAAGCTTGGGTGCGTTGGCTAGCGGTTAATCAGAAGACTGCCGAGGAGATTGTGCGCAAGGTTCACATCCACTTGAAGAAGGTCTTTAACTTCAACGACGATGAGCGCTACTGGCATGCGGGTTGTACTACAACTGTAGCGGCGGCTATTCTTTTGCGTAAAGAGTACTCTGGCATCCTAGACGTTGAGATCAACAAGGTCATCAACGCTCTCAAAGGACTTGTGGAGAAAGCTCGCGGCATCATGAAGAACAGCGTGCGCTCTGCTGAAGACGTGCTCAACGCCTACATCGGTGACAACTACGGAAGCTTTATTGTTCTGAAGAAAGTCGAGGGCAGAATCCTAGCAGCGTGGGGCGATAACGGCGACATCGTTGACCGCTCGACCACCAAGAGCAAGGTGCTCGGCAGAGTTGAGCATGGGCTTATGGCACCGGGTTACAGAGAGTTCTACATTGAGGAGCAGTTACTTAAGAAGCATTGCGTGAGCATGAGCTTTGGCTACGACGAGTTTAAGGCGCAGATGGAGGAGTTGTTTACTTGCAAGTACGTCAAGAAAGATATGCTGTCCCGTACCAACGGCCCTGCCATGCGTGTGAACACCATGCACATAACTTTTAGGGACGAAGTCTTTGATGGAAATAATATATCCGTGGGCGAAGCTAAAGCCGGGTGAGGGCTTCTTCGTACCGGGGCTAGATGTGGAAAAGGTGAGGGAGTTAGGCTTACGTGCCGCTCTCCCTCACCGCATCCAAGCGCGTGCTGTCGTGGGTATTAAGAACCACCAACTAGGCGTATGGTTTTATCGGAAATTTCCCGCGTCGTATTTGCAAGCCCAATCTTCATCTTCCTGATCTCGTCAAGCTGTTTACGCTTTTCTGCAGGCGTCATAGTAGAGGAAGCAACCGCACGCTCTGCTTGAGTCAACATATTCATGTTTGCTTTGAACGTGTTGGCAAGCTCTGCCTGCATGTAGTCCGTGCCGCGCTTGGTCATCAAGGCTTGGGCTTCTTGCACTTTGCCGTCTTTCAACAAGCTGTCGACAGTAGACTTGACTTGAACATACTCGTTCATGCGTTCGTACACAGAGTTGATGATGCCGCCTGCGTCATTGGGCTGGAACGCACCGCCTAAGATTGGGTACTCAGACAGGCGTCTGACCGCACGCTCTGGGGTTTCTTTAGCCGGTACGCCAAGGCTGATAGCCTGCAAGAAAGCCAGACCCATCGTTCCTGTATAGCCACTGACAAGCGCCTCAATCTTAATTGGAGATATACCCAAGGTACTACCAACCAGCTTGGCGGCGTCGGTTGTGTTGACGCGGTACTGTTCTTCAGGCAACAACTGTTTCTCGCGTGCTGACAGAATGTCGCGGCCTGTGTAGAACGACTTGCCAAGACCTACCTCGATCAAAGGCTTGGCCGCTTGCGGTATACCATACGACGAACCGCCGGGGACTGTCTGCAACAAGATCTGCTTGAACGCCTTGATTGCTTCTTCCCCGCCATGCTCAGTGGTCATGGTGTTGTACAGCGCCTCAGGGATAGCTTTGAAGATGTAGCCAATCTCAAACGGCACAGGGACTTTGATGGGCTCGTCCAATCCGGGCAGACGTATAAACCAGTTGCCATACTTCTGGTCTGGTGTAGCGTTCTTGTAGGCTTCGTCGTCCTCCATCATCACGGCGTAGGCAAACGTAGCCGCCGCCATCATGCCGCCTCGCTGCAACATCTTTTCACGGATGCGCAGTTGATCGTTGAAAGGCATCTTGCCAGACATCGCCTTGTACATCACGTTCAGACCTTGAATCTGTGCGTTGAAGAAAGGAATCAACGAGTTGAGTACATGCACGCTTGGAGAAGCTCCGCGCTTGTTAAAGTTCATGGACTCAAGAGCCATGAG